CATAATGTGAAATGAACATGGGGGGGAATATATTTGAAAGTATATGTTTAGTTTTTTACATACTGTTTATATATAATATGTCATGAAAGTATAAATCATTATGTTCTATATAGTGAACTTTATACGATATATAGGTATAATAGCTTATGTTCTATATAAAGAACTATGTTTGATATAATGTGATATATGTAGGGTGGGGCATGTGCCATGGGGGGTAGCGTATGTATATATATACGTGGCTAAGCTACAATATCAGGTACACATTGAAAGTACATCTTCCACATATTATAGCATATCTTCCACCTATAGTGGGGGAGTCTAAAAGATATATGTTAGAGGGGGGTGGCTACACTATATATATTACATGTTAAATAGCATTTTGTCAACATAATTCTTCATACCCCTATAAAATAAATGTAAACATATGTAACAATCTGTAGAAAATACAGTAAAATTAATGAAAGTAGGGTTATAAAATGCAAAAATATAAAAAAAAAAAAAAAAGTACTTGACAAATGACTATATTGCAGTATATTATAATAATATAAGGCTCTAATAATCAAGAAGTCACACACATTATTGAGAAATACAGGGCAAGGGCGTTACGATGAAGAGCCTCAATACATAAATACAATGAAATCAAAGTCAACAGTAAATAAAGCAGGTAATTATACAAAGCCTACCATGCGTAAGGCTATGTTTAATCGTATTAAAGCAGGTTCAAAGGGTGGAAAACCTGGGCAATGGTCTGCCAGAAAGGCCCAACTACTAGCTTCTTCCTATAAGAAAGCAGGTGGTGGCTATAAATAATAGATTTATTTGCCAAAGAAACCTCTTTACAAAGTTTATAAAACAAACTATGAAACAGGAGAGTTCTATATAGGTGTTACATCTAAATCTGGTGTACACTTTGATAATTATTTTGGCTCTAATACTACAGATTTAAAGATTATTGACAAAGATATTTTGTTTATCAGCCACAATAAGTCTGATGCAAAGCTAGTCGAACTGATATACCAATTAAAAAACTTTTATAACAAACGATGTCTCAATAAAATGTTGAACATTAGACTCAGAAGAGATTTTATTAAAAAGATTCCTAAATTTAAAATAAATATAGATGGCATTTCTCGTAGCTAACGTACCACCAGTCAAGGTCTGGGTAAAAAAACAATATTTGTATGACTTACAAAGAGGTCATGGAGAATATGTCCAAGGTATTTGGGCCACAGTGAAATCTATTCAAGGTAGAGCATTATACTTTGAAACATATATACCAGAGTATGCCGCTTTGTATGACAAGTTACCGATTAGTGCATTTGTAAGTTCACCCAATGTCAAGGAAGATTTACCGTTGGAAGAACTAGAGCTATGGGATGCCTTCAGTTATCATATCACGGTGATAGAAAAAACAACTGTACCACCAAGGGCTAAGTATTTATCCCCTAATAAGAAATGGTATAAGGGGGAATATCTATTTACCATTGATAGTTGTCATGCTGACCATAACTTACCGAATATAAATTATTCACAAGTTCCAGAAGAACATAAATCATTTAATATTCTAGAGTTAGAGAATGGACACTTTGCCGCTCAACCTAATAATAGAACATTGTTTTATGATAAATCATTAACACCGGCAGAACCCAAGCAACCTGACTTCAAAGTATCAACAATTGAATACAATGTGGAGTCTGTAAGTAAGTGGACTGCAGGAGATGACACAAATTATTTTTATAATTTTAAAGAACAACAGTAATGGCAAAGAGGCCAACAGAGAGTACAGGAATAATTCATTTACCAAAAAGTACAAGCATTGGGAATGGTAAAATAAAAATGTCTTCTATGAATAAAAACAAACGTAGGAGTTATAAAAAATATCGTGGACAAGGAAAATAAAAATGGCATTAGCAAAAAGTCAAAGAAGCCTCAAGGCATGGACAAAACAAAAGTGGCGAACCAAGTCTGGGAAACCCTCTTCCAAGACAGGAGAAAGGTATCTACCCGAGAAGGCCATCAAGAGCCTGAGTCCACAGGAATACGCAGCCACGACCAAAGCAAAACGTGAAGGTACGGCCAAAGGAAAACAGTTTGTTAAACAACCAAAAAATATCGCTAAGAAAACAAAATCATATAGGAGGGTATCATAGTGAATATAAATAAACAAAAAGCCGATTTAAATAAGGATGGTAAACTCTCAGGTTATGAGAAGAAGAGAGGTATGGCTATTCAAACATCAATGAAGAAAGAAGGCAGTAAGCCTATGACTCAAAGGCCTGATGCTTTAAGAAAGCCAACGGATAAAAAATTTATGGGAATGACTTCTTATAAAGATTCAAAGTAATGTTATCAGATGCAGAAAAACGTAAAAGATTCTTACAGAGAAATAATCTCAAAGGTTTCAACAAGCCTATCAGGACTACAGAAGGTGGTAAAAAAGGTAAAGTCGGTATACTCGAGAACGGGAAGCCTCGACTTATTCGCTTCGGTGACGCTTCTATGGGTCACAACTATTCCCCAGAAGCTAGGAAATCTTTTAAAGCAAGGCATGGAAAAAATATCGCAAAAGGTAAAACAAGTGCTGCTTACTGGGCGAACAAAGTTTTATGGGCTGGTCCAGGGGGCAGTAAAAAATCTCCACCAAAAAGTCAAAAAATTAAAAAGGGGATGGCCTAGTAAATATTTATGAGTACAAAAAATAAAACTTATACAAATTTAGTAAGAGTAATTTCTGACGATTTTACAAAAAAGAAATTAAAACAAATATCAGATTCTTCTAATCAAAGTAAAGAAGCATCGAAGGTTGCCAAAGAAGTTGTAGGTAAAGGGGCAGTAGCCGCTGCAGGTAATATTGCAATGAAGAATCCTACAGTTAATAAAATTGTCAATAAGATTGAAAAGACAATTGAAAAGATTCCACTATCCGATAAGATGATTGTCGGTACAAACAAAGTTGGATTAAAGTTAGGTGGTACAACTCTTAACACTTCTTTCACTGTTAATAAAGATGGTGATGCTAGTTTAAAGTTATCTAAAAAATTTAAAAATGATTTAATGACAGAACTAAAAGCAGATAACAAAGAAGTAAAGTTCGGTTTAAAGTTTAACTTTTAATGCCTGACCTTAGTAGTAGTAAGTTTTTTACAGAATCAGTTACTGTTACTTCTACTAGTGCTGATGGTAGTGCTGATGTTATTTACACTGTACCTAATAACTTTAGTTCGATTGTTCGATATTTATTATTAAGCAATGGAACAAATGCTACAAAGAAAGCCTATGTTCAATTTTATCATAATGATGACAATAGCTATCATTACTTAGCAAAAGGGGTAGCTATGGATGGTCATAGTCTTTTAAGTCTTAGTAGTTTTGGAAGTTTAAATTTACATGAAGGAGATAAAATCGTAGCCTATATAGAAGCAGGGATGGACTTAGATGTAACTATATCTGTGGAAGAATACTACGACCCTAATAGATAATGCCACTAAGTAAAAAAGGAACAAAGATTAAAAAGTCAATGCAAAAGACTTATGGTAAAGAAAAAGGGAAACAAGTTTTTTATGCGTCTGCTAACAAAGGCGTTATCAAAGGAGTAAAGAAAAAATAATGAGACTATCAGGTTTAGGTAAAAAAACTTTAGCAGAATTTATTAGAAGACATGGCAATGGCCGTGGTAAAAAATTATTCTATCAACGTGCAGAATCAGGCCAATTAAAATCAATGTTTATTGGTGAAGAGCCAAAGCCAGTAGAAAAGAAAGTTGTTGAGCCTGTCGTTGAAGAAGTTAAGGTAGAAGAACAAAAAGAAGATTCTATTTTAGATAAGGTTAAAAAAGTTTTAAAAGTTTAATGATGCCTAACGGGTCATTAAAATCTTACACAGTAAGATAATATATCTAGCTTAAAGCAAGGAGGTATACATGACTTTTACACTAGATAAGTATATGCCCTATACAATAGGGTTTGATTCATTCTTTAACTCACTAGACTCAATCACAGGAGATGTTAAAGGATATCCACATTATAACATTAAAAAACTTGATGACAATAAATGGAGTATTGAATTAGCACTAGCAGGATTCAGTAAAGATGATATTGAAATTGAAGTCAAGGATAATATGATGACTATTAACGGAGAACTTAAATCAGAAGATAATGAATATGTTTACAAAGGAATATCTTCTCGAAAGTTTTCTAAATCTTTTACACTCGCAGAGTTTACAGAATGTGAATCAGCGACAATGGAGAATGGTATTTTATCTATCATACTGGAAAAAAATATTCCAGAAGATAAGAAACCACAAAAAGTAAAAATAAAATAAATGCCGATTTATTCTTTTAGGAATAAAAAAACGGGAGAGGTCTGGGATGAGTATCTATCCTATGATGATAGAACAAAACCACTCAGAAATAAAAATGTTGAGATGGTGATAACTGCACCTAACCTCTCCTTTATTGAAAGAGGTCAACATAAAGGTCGAGACCAAATTTTAGAAAATGCTAGAAAAGGAATGAAAGAAGCACAGATAGAAGAATCTGTTGGAATAAGAAAAACTCCTGAATGGCAACAAGAAAAAAGAGAAAAGACTTTACAGAAAATTAGAAATGTTAGTTCCTGATAATGACAAGAATGATGTTGCATTAACAGAAAAGCAACAAACTTTTTTAGAGGCTTTGTTCGGTGAAGCACAAGGTGACCCGAAGATGGCAGGACAGATTGCAGGATACGCAGATTATCATACACCTTTAAAATCTTTGAAGGATGAGATAATCGATAGAGCAGAAAAATTATTAGCAGCTTTTGCACCCAGAGCTAGTATGGGAATGATTAATGCCTTACAAGAAGATGGTTCAACACCTGGGGCATCCATTAGAATGGAAGCGGCCAAACAAATTTTAGACAGAGTAGGACTGGCTAAAAGAGAAAAAATAGATGTCAATGCAAAAGTAGCACATGGTATCTTTATCCTACCCCCAAAAGATAATGGCTGAAGAAATTAAAATAGACCCAAGTAAAACACAGATACCCACAACAAAATCTACCTATAAAAAATATGGAGAGATTTTAAAAAAGTTAAACATTAAAGATAAAGTTTTAGATTACAGTTCAGGGCTAGGTACAGGAACAAAAGACTTATCAACTAATGCAAAATCTTTTGAACCTTATGCTGATTATGATAGGATTAGAAAATCATCTGGAAGAATACCAGACTATGAAAATGTCAATATCATGGCTAAAGTAGAAGGAACAAAATCACAAAAAGCTATAATCAATCATATGGTATTAAATGTTATTGATGATATCGATGAAAGAAAAAATGTAGTAAAAAATATTGCTACAATGTTAGAAGATGAAGGTGTAGCCTTTATTACTGCAAGAGATTCAACAGAAGGTAAAACAAGAGTTTCTTACAAAGACGGATACCTTATGAAAAAAGGTGGAACTAATACTTTTCAAAAACCTTTTAGTCAAACAGAATTAAATACTTTTGTTAAACAAACTTTAGGAGATGATTATACAGTTGTTGATACTCCAAAAAAATTAGGTATAGGAGGCTCATCCGTAATGGTAACTAAATCACCTTCTTTTCTTAAAACAATAGCAACAACATTAAAATTAACTCCAATACTATCAATGTTGACATATCCACTAAGTGCAACAGAAATGGGAAGTGGAGAGATATTTACAGAAGAAGAATTAGCAGAGCAAAGAATTAGACAAAAATTTCAGTAATGCCTGAGCAAGAAATTGTTACTAGAAAAAGAGTAGGTAGAGTTATACCTATTGGATATAAAGTTTCTGAAGAGAATGATAGAATATTAATTCAAATACCTGAACATATGGAATTAATCTACAAAGCAAAAAAGTTTATAGAGAATAACTGTAGCTATAAAGAAACAGCAGAATGGTTATCACATCATACAGGTAGAAAATTGACAGGTATGGGATTACGAGAAGTTTTAAAAAGGGTGATTAATAAAGGGTGGTAGACGAACCTAAACCTAAAAGTCTTGGTAGAAAAAGAAAAAATAGCCTTAACGCTACTCTTACAGTCAAAGAGAAAAAAGCTAGAAAGTCTGCCACAGACATGCTTCGTGAAAAGAAGAAAGAACTGGAAAGGGCACAGAAGAATTTTTGGGCCACCAAGAACAGACTTAAAGAACTTGACGAAGTATTTGATGGCAAGAAGCAAATCATTGAAGAAGATAAAATCGATGAGGCCTCACCAAATATCAAAGCTGCACTAAAAGATAAAGAAGTTATTTTTGAGCCGAATGAAGGCCCACAGACAGAGTTCTTAGCATCATCAGAAAGAGAAGTATTCTACGGTGGAGCAAGAGGTGGTGGAAAGTCTTACGCTATGTTAGTCGACCCACTACGATATTGTCATAAACAAAAACATCGAGCATTGTTAATTCGTAGAACAATGCCTGAACTAAGAGATTTAATTAACCACTCTCAACAACTGTATCCTAAAGCCTATCCTGGTGCTAAATGGAGAGAGCAAGAAAAAGAATGGAAGTTTCCTTCAGGTGCTAGAATAGAATTTGGTTACGCTGAAAATTTAACAGACGTTTTACGATATCAAGGTCAGTAGTATACTTGGATTGGTATTGATGAATTACCTCAGCATCGAAATGAAGATATTTATAACTTTTTACGTTCATCACTACGAAGTGTAGACCCAGAGATTCCTGTTTACATGAGAGCAACAGGTAACCCCGGAAATGTAGGTTCGATGTGGGTGAAAGAAATGTTTGTTGACCCTGCACCTGCCAATACAAAGTTTGAAATAGAAATCAAAACTCCTGTTGGTGTAAAAAAAATTACAAGAAGATATATTCCTGCAAAGCTACAGGATAATCCTTACTTGATGCAAACAGATGATTACTACGCAATGTTGGCATCATTACCTGAAGTTCAAAGAAAACAATTCTTAGAAGGTAACTGGGATGCATTTGAAGATTCATCTTTTCCAGAGTTTAACAAAGATATACATGTTGTTATACCTTTTGACATTCCAAGAAACTGGATGAGATTCAGAGCGGCAGACTGGGGATATAGTTCACCTGCTTGTTGTTTATGGTTTGCAATAGACTTCGATAATAATATATTTGTTTATCGAGAACTGTACACTCAAAAAATTACAGCAGACATATTTGCTAGAAAAGTTTTAGAAGCAGAGTATGGAGAATATATTC